GGTTAAACCCTGCAGCTGATACACGGAACGAACCGCACAAGCGAAAATGACACTTTGGAGGGGAAAGGTAAAACCATTCCCCATCGTCGATATCATTCGAAGGTCCATTTTGGTACCGTCCGGGAGGATAGTACTTTCACAGCGAGATAGCCGCAGGTAGCCTAAAAGGTTCTGCGGAACTACTCTCTGAACAAGAGACCAACTCATACTGTCGCTAGCACTCGTCAAATCAATGGTTCCAAAGGAGCCATCGATCGAACCAATACGTGCGAGTTCGCGATTGTTATCTGGCTGCGTCCTCAGGGAAATCCCGAAGTGTCTAGCCAGGCGGTATTCGACGAACGCACCAACTGCCTTCTGAATTAGCATGTTCAAGAAGGGCTCGGTGCAGCATGTACGCGAGATTTCAGATGTCTTAGGGACAAAAAACAATTTATTCCCTTCGACTATCTCGTGTCCAAACCTCTCATCACGCTGCTTTTCGGCACGTGACCAAGTGTCAGACCCAGAAATAGCCGCCCTGTAAAGGGTCACTAGGTACTCTGAGGTAGCCGTAATCCGCGATGCAAAGAACTTTGTGTAAAAGCTCTCGCTGTCGCAGCCAAGACTAGCCCCAGGGCCCCCGGAGAAGTGACCTCGGATATACTCGAGGTCGAAATTTACTTCATCCGATACGTCAAAGTCGAGCACTTTCCGCATGTTATCGCGGAAGTAGTCCCAAAGTAGGGATTCGACTTCACTCTCAGGTAAGATCCCATCGGCATCCTTTACGCCTTTGTTAATAACCTTGAATTTCTCCAAGGCGGTAGCATCGGCTTCGGGACTTTGACCTAAGGGCGACAACTTCTTATAGAAGCTGTTCCTGAGAGAGAAAGCTCTAGCGGCCTCCGGGCTCATGTCAGAAGACATAAACCCAGGGTCGCCAAAACCACGCAAGTCAGAAAGGAGAGAGTCGAATATCGTTGCATAATCTTGCATCAGAATTCCTTCTCTTAGTTACTGCTGAGGTCTGGGTAGATCCTATCGTCGTGAGACGACAGCGCTTCGACATTCTACAGTCGTCGCGCCAGTACCTTTATGTGATCATCGAGTCGATCAGCGAGGTTCATCAGCAAAGCACATAGCATAGAGTACGCTATGATTTTAGCTCGATAAAGCCTCATCTGATTTAGAGAGGATGTCACAGGACACCGTTAACCGTCGAGTCGCCGATGCCAGCGGATTGCTGGGCAACGGCGCCAAAGTGCGCCGACAAGGCCGCACGAAGGTTAGCGGCATCCGCAGTGTCCGACCCAGCTGGGACCTCGATCTGCGTCGTGATGACACAGTTCTTGAAGGCTTGTCCAGCGAGCGGAGTAACTCCCTTCCTGGTGATGATCTTGTAGGTGTTGTAAGGCACCTTAGCAAGGACACCAGTGACCGCGTTGACGGGGGCAAGGGCTTGGAATGCCTTCGGCCTCCACATTGCGATTGTGAAAGGAGCAGCGACAGTGTGGGCAGTTACGCCCGCCTGCGTGCCTCCAAGAGCGGTCACGACTACCTGCTTCGCATTGTTATCCGGCGGAGTGTCGGAAACAATGGTATAGGTAGGAGCCGTAAAACCGGTTTGGGCAGCCCCCGTAATGGGGGTGGTGAGTGTGAAGCTCATAATTGTCCTTAAAAACGAAAGTTTTTGGGATGTGCGCCAGCCAACAGTGCCCCGATGTTCGCATACCTCGTATTAGTCCCCGGAAGGGACCACGTAAGAGGCGGAATACCGAAGTCACTAGGGTTGGTACGCACGAGAGTGACACGTCTTATCCGAGACTTACCCAATGTCCCGTTAGCTGCACAGTTAAAGCCATACTTTTGTGGCGGCGCTGTAATGTAGTTCGCAATCGACCCCGTGATGCTATCAAAAGAAGCTTCACGAATGGTTTCAATGCGTGTTGTTTTACAACGCCAAGTGACTCCAACTGTC